AGTAATTCAATTGTATCATCTGATTTTACACAATCTTATCATATGTTTATTGGTCGTAAGGATGGCGATAAAATAAAAGATATACAGTTCATAAGTATGTCATCTCACGGTTCAACAACAGGAAAAACTAGGAGCACTGGCTCCTTTGCTAATTCAAATTTTGTTTCTGCTTCAGGTATAACTGGTGGTAATTTATTATTTGGTGAGTCAATAACTGGATCAATGGCTCAAATAAGAGCTTGGGATTCTTACATTAGTATGTCAAAATTTAAACAACATATTTTAAATTACGATAGTGTTGTTGCTGGGACAGCAACCAGTGCTAGAGATAGTTTAATTTATCATTTTATACTTAATGAGGATAAAAATGCCACGACTATAACAGACTTTTCCTCAACAAATAAAGTAAAAAGTTTCAATAAAACAGTATCAAGTCAACCAAGTTTGACAATCAAAAATAGTGTATCTACTGTTAAAAACTTTTCTTTTCAAGTAAGAGGAACAGATGCTATCAAGAGTGATAGACAATATAATATAGGGGCTAATCTTAATGTAATAGGTAATTTAAATAGTGAAACTCCTAGTTTAGCTCAACCATATAATCCTAAAGAAAATAGACAAATAACTAACAAAGTAGGTAAAACATTTTCTTATGTAGATGCTATTGATTCGATTGTTATAAATGCTATGTCTGATTTTGTTTTAGATGATTATTTAGATGACGGCTCTAATGATGGGGTTTATACTGATTTAATAAATTTAAGAAAACAACTTATCACAGAGAGAAATGTTGCTGTGGATGTTGTAAATAATTTATCAACTGTCGAGACTCGTGTAGACGATGCTGAATTTATAGAACAAATAGAATCACTTACACCAGCCAAAACCAAATTAGAATTTTCATACGAGGTAAAAAATGATACTCTTTTTAGGTCTAAGATTAGACAGGCAAGATTACAAACCTCTTTGAATCCTAATTTTAAAACTGGCTCAACAAATCTAGTAGAACCAAGTTTAAGTGTCTTATTTAATGAGAATAAATTTAATAAATCTATCGATGTACCAGGTGATGAATTTTCAATCTCATCGTTTGCTAATGAAAATTTAAAAGAGAAAAATATTGATATACTCACAGATGAAGTTACGATAAGTGCTTTATCAAACGAAAATGTCAAAACAAATCATTCAACACCACTAGATGTTATTGATTTAACGAATTCAAAAACAGAGTCTATTTTTGAAATTGAACCTGACCTATCAAGTTTATTATTAGGCTCTCATAATGAGTTTTTTAAGAATCACGGTAAATCATCTAATCAAACATTTTTTAAATCAGCCAAACAAGGTAGTAATGGAGACTACAATACATACAAATATGAAAGTAGGTTTTTCTTCAGAACAATAGGAGATACAGAAAGATTTTATCCTGTTAGCGGTACATATGAAAATAGAACTGGTACTAATGCAAAACAACCTTTCAATCACCATACTAATTTTAGACATTTCGGTAATCGTTATTATGTAGATAGTGGTAGTTTTACATACACATCTCACTTTGGTGCTTTGAATAAAGTTGAAGACGGTAGAATGGTGGGAAGAACACTTTTCTTTACAACTGATAGTAATGGTAATATAGTTTACCCGATTAATCATTTCTTTAAAGTTGGGACAAGTAAAGATGGTTTGACTAATTTAATATACAAAGGAACTCAAAATGATGGTTCTACTCCACCACAATTTGATCCCCAACTTGATTTAAGACCAAGCTCTTCAGCTTACACAATCAATGTAGGTGGTGCTGATACAACTAAGAAATTAAAAGTAATAAGGTAAAAAATAATTTGGATATATTTATAGTTAGATATAATTTTTTAAGA